ACAGGACTTGTCCAAGGACTAATCCAAGCGCTACCGATGATTTTAGAGGCAGCGTTACAGATCATTATGGGACTTGTGAACGCTTTGATTGAAAATATCGGCCCTATCCTAGAGGCAGGTGTTCAAATTCTTATGGCACTTATCCAAGGACTCATTCAAATGATCCCGGAACTTATTGTAGCAGCGATTGAAATTATAACGACGTTATTGACTTCAATCCTGTCGAACTTGCCTCAACTATTGGAAGCTGGTGTTAAATTGCTACTGGCGTTGATACAGGGTCTAATTCAAATGATCCCGCAGCTACTTGCCGGAGCGATTCAAATTATGATGGCGTTACTCAAATCTATTGTAGACTACGTTCCTAAACTGCTTCAAGCAGGGGTTCAACTTCTACAAGCATTGATCCAAGGAATCGCCTCTCTAATAGGGTCACTCGTCTCCACAATCGCCTCTATGATGGGTCAAGTGGTAAGTAAGATTGCGAGCTTCTTAGGTCAAATGTTATCTGGAGGAGCAAACTTAATTCGAAATCTTATTAGTGGTATTGGCTCCATGATCGGTTCCGTAGTAGGTAAGATTGGTTCAATGGGTAGCTCCATGATCTCGTGTGTCACTGGATTCGCTGGACAAATGGTAAGCGCCGGAGTGAACTTAGTTCAAGGGTTCATCAATGGTATCGGTTCAATGGTAAGCTCGGCCGTAAACGCTGCAGCGAACATGGCTAGTAGCGCATTGAACGCCGTCAAAGGCTTCCTCGGTATCCACTCACCATCTCGTGTGATGGAGAAAATGGGGGTATATACTGGACAAGGTTTCGTAAACGGTATTGGTAACATGATTAGAACTACACGTGACAAGGCTATTGAAATGGCTTCAACTGTTACGGACGCTCTAAGCAATGTGAAGATGAATATCCAAGAAAATGGAGTAGTTCAAAAGGTCAAAGACGTTTTCGAACAAATTGTAGACGAGATGCCGGACGAACTTCCAAAACCTGGATTCGGTAAGGTATTAGACGCTATTAGAACGCCAGAAGTAGACCTTTACGGTAACAAGGACAAGGATCCAGATAAACCTCAAGGAGGAGGAGCTTCCGGAGGTAAGGATCACACCACAATCACTATTGGAACTATTGTAGTTCGCAATAATGATGACGTTGACAAACTCTCACGCGGTCTTTATAATAAAAGTAAAGAAACCTTATCAGGGTTTGGTAACATTGTAACACCATAAGGAGGTTAGTATGGCTAACAGACAGACGCTTTTAGCAGACGGGATTGACCTAGCTACTAAAGGAGCGACCGTGCTGGACTATACAGGACTTACCTTGGCAGGATTTAAGGATTCAGGGTTCAAAAACCCAGAGGGGATAGACGGAGTATTGGATTCTCCGTCTACTGCTCTATCCGGCCTAACAGGGAGCGTCACTGTATTGTTCAAAGGCTTATCGGAAAAACAAGTAAACGCAAAATATCGCGAGTTTAAACAGTTCATTCGATCGAAATCATTTTGGCGATTGTCCACTAAAGAGGATCCAGACTTTTATCGCTTCGGTAAGTTTTTAGGTGAAAGTGAACATGGGTCACTGACTGAAGTCCCTGTTTTAGGTGAGGCGACTTTGATTGTCAAAATCGGTATTCAGTTCAAAGACGGCTATGAGTACACGAACGCAGTCATTCGAAAACCTTATACCTTTAAGGCAGCTGATGGAGGAGATAAACTTCCTAACCCTGGACGTCCTACTCGTCAAGTTCGATTAGAGCTACGAGCAAACAGTCAACTGAACGGCTATTTCCGTATCGAGGAAAAAAGTTCAGGACAATTTGTGGAGTTTGGGACTAACTCGGTACTTATGGAAGCTGGTTCGATCGTTATGTTGAACTTAGGTACTTTTGAACTAATTAAAATCAGCGCAAGTCAACAAGCTACAAATATCTTTAGGTACATTAAACGAGGAGCTTTTTTCAAAGTACCTAATGGGGAAGCTACAATTAAGATCCAATATCGCGCAAACGATACGGCTTCATGGACAACTACTTTGCCGGTAACAGTAGAGATGTTCCTAAGTCCATCTTACTATTAGAAAGGAGATTTCATGTTAGATAACGGCCTAATAATGAGTCCTATCCCGGATGATATTGTTTATGTTTATGACCAAAACTACAATCTACTTGGCGCCAGCGTGGAAATCTTCAGTAAGATGTACGAAGATGAAATCGTAACCCGCGCAAGAGGTAAGGAAGTATTTACTTTTGAAAGTATTGAAACTTCTTCGATTTACCAACATTTAAAAGTCGAAAATATTATTAGTTTCGGTGGACGTTGGTTCCGTATTAAGTACGCGCAAGACGTCGAAGATACTAAAGGACTGACCAAATTTACATGCTACGCTCTATGGTACGAACTCGCTGAAGGACTTCCTAGACCTTTGAAGCATGTAGCTACTACCGTCGGCGCCGTAGCGCAGGACATTATCAAGGACGCAGGTAAATGGGTTCAAGTAGTATGTCCACCGGACGGGGCTAATAAAAGAGTTCGAAGTATTACGGCTAAAGAGAACTCCATGCTATGGCACCTACGCTATTTAGCTAAGCAATACAATTTAGAGATTACGTTCGGCTATGAAGAACTATTAGAGCAAGAAGTTCGAATAGTTCGAACAGTCGTATTCTTGCAACCGTACACGGAGTCCAAAGTCGACTTCCCGTTGGTCGTTGAAGAGAATTTGAAATACGTGACGAGACAAGAAGACTCCCGTAACCTATGTACCGCCTACAAACTAACTGGTAAAAAGGAAGAAGGAAGTCAGGAGCCTTTGACGTTCGCGTCCATCAACAATGGCAGTGACTACCTCATTGACGTCTCGTGGTTTACGGCTCGTCAAATGCGTCCTAGGTACATTGCGAAGTCTAAAAGCGATGAACGTTTTAAGATTAAAGAAAATCTAATGAGTGCCGCTAGGGCTTACTTGGATATCTACTGTCGCCCTTTGATTGGGTACGAGGCCTCCGCGGTCTTGTATAAAAAGATCCCAGACCTACATCATACTCAATTGATAGTCGATGACCATTATAGCGTTATAGAATGGCGCAAAATTTCATCCCGAAAAATCGACTACGACGACCTATCACAGTCTGTATTGACGTTCCAAGATCCAAGACGCGATCTAATGGACTTACTGAACGAAGACGGTGAAGGTGTATTAGCTGGAGAACTTGAAACTGAATCCCATGTCGTTATTAGGTACGCAGACGATATCCTAGGTACGAACTTCAACGCTGAATCAGGGAAATATATCGGGGTCATTTCGACAACTAAACATCCTAATGAACTTGTGCCGGATGACTTCACTTGGGTCAAATTACAAGGGCCGGAAGGTCCTCAGGGAGAACAAGGAAGTCCAGGACGCGACGGCGTGGATGGAGTCGCTGGGAAGAATGGAGTAGGTATAGCAGATACTTCTATTACCTATGCCGTGTCCGTCTCCGGTACGCAAGAACCTGAAAGTGGTTGGAGTGAACAAGTTCCCGAACTAATCAAAGGACGGTTCTTGTGGACGAAGACCTTTTGGCGCTATACTGACGGAGCGCATGAAACTGGCTATTCAGTTGCCTATATTGGACAAGATGGTAATACAGGTAAAGACGGTATCGCAGGTAAAGACGGAGTCGGTATAGCTGCGACTGAAATTATGTACGCAAGTTCGAACTCTTCTACCGTCGCTCCTGCTGGAGGATGGTCAACGCAAGTCCCTACCGTTCCTCAGGGACATTACCTTTGGACACGCACGACCTGGCGCTATACAGACAAGACGACGGAGACTGGCTATTCAGTATCCCGTAACGGACAGGACGGCGCTAAAGGAGATCCAGGGCGCGACGGTGTTCCGGGTAAGAACGGACTAGGACTAAAAAATACTTCAGTGATGTATGGTATTAGTATGAATGATACTGTTCAACCTGGATCTTGGACAAGTCAAGTTCCTGCGCTTATAAAAGGTCAATACTTATGGACTCGAACAATTTGGACCTATACGGACAATACTAATGAAACAGGTTATCAAAAGACCTATATTCCACGTGACGGAAATAATGGACGTGATGGTATAGCCGGTAAGGACGGAGTTGGGATCAAGTCTACGACGATTACCTATGCAGGTTCTACCTCCGGGACTGTTCCACCTACAACAAATTGGACTTCGAACATTCCCAACGTTCAACCTGGCTTTTTCCTTTGGACAAAAACTGTTTGGACGTACACTGACAACACGAGTGAGACAGGTTACTCCATTTCAAAAATCGGTGAAACAGGTCCAAGGGGTCTACAAGGGTTACAAGGTCCGCAAGGGCTACAAGGTATTCCTGGAGCTACTGGACGCGATGGGCGCTCACAATATACTCACATAGCGTTCTCCGATAGTCCTAATGGGGAAGGATTTAGTCACACGGATCAGGGTCGGGCCTACATTGGACAGTATCAGGATTTTAATCCAGAACACTCCAAAGATCCTGCGGCTTATCGCTGGACGAAGTGGAAGGGTAATGACGGAGCGCAAGGGATACCCGGTAAGCCGGGTGTAGACGGTAAGACAAATTATTTCCATATAGCTTACGCCTCAAGTGCAGACGGATCACGTGAGTTCAGTTTAGAGGACAATAATCAACAATATATGGGTTATTACTCCGATTATACACAAGCGGATAGCAGGGATCGAACTAAGTACAAATGGTTCGACCGTCTTGCTAATATTCAAGTTGGTTCGCAAAACTTACTTCGAAATACTGCTACGCTTCCTATCAAGGACGGAGTAGGTACCACTTGGAACGTTAGGTCCGGAGGTAATGGAACGGTCGAAGTTTTAACTCTTAACAATTACCCGGTACCTGGGATCCTAAAAGGTATTAGAGTTAAGGACAACACGAACAACGGAAACAAGGATTTAGGTCAAAACGTTAAACTAATCGTCGGTCAACGTTATACCATGTCCTGCTGGGCTCGTGTAAGTCCTACGAGTGATGGTCCTAATGTTAACTTGCTAATAAGATCTTGGACAACGAACGACACTAATAGGGTACTTTTTAAGACTATTAGTAACAAGAATTGGGTTAAGTATAGTCTATCCTTTACCGCGGACACGGAAAACAACGGTATTCAGTTTGGTCAAAACGGTCCAGGTAATATCGAAATCTGCGGTATGAAACTAGAACTTGGTAACGTACCAACAGACTGGTCTTTAGCCATGGAAGATATTCAGTCCCAATTAGACGAAAAGGCTAACCAAAAGCTAACTGATCAGCAGTTGCTAGCCTTAACTGAAAAAACTCAGTTACATGACGCAGAGTTGAAAGCTAAAGCTACCATGGAACAACTAAGCAATTTAGAAAAGGCTTACGAAGGTAGGATGAAAGCTAATGAAGAAGCTATTAAAGAATCGGAAGCCGACCTAATCTTAGCTGCAAGTCGAATTGAGGCTACTATCCAAGAGCTTGGCGGTCTACGGGAACTGAAAAAGTTTGTAGATAGTTACATGAGTTCCTCTAATGAAGGATTGATTATTGGTAAGAACGACGGTAGCTCGACCATTAAGGTATCGAGTGACCGAATTTCTATGTTCTCCGCAGGTAAGGAAGTCATGTACCTTACGCAAGGGGTCATTCACATCGATAACGGGATCTTTACCCGATCCATTCAAGTCGGCCGATTTAGAACGGAACAATATTCGTTTAATCCCGACATGAACGTCATTCGGTATGTAGGATAAGGAGAAAGAAATGACAAAATTTATCAACTCATATGGTCCTCTTCACTTGAACCTTTACGTCGAACAAGTTAGTCAGGACATCACTAACAACTCCTCGCGAGTTAGTTGGCGGGCTACTGTCGACCGCGATGGAGCGTATCGAACTTGGACTTATGGAAATATTAGTAACCTTTCTGTATGGTTAGATGGTTCAAGTGTCCATAGCAGTCACCCAGACTACGACACGTCCGGCGAAGAAGTAACACTTGCAAGTGGAGAAGTGACGGTTCCTCACAATAGTGACGGGACGAAGACAATGTCCGTCTGGGCTTCGTTTGATCCTAATAACGGCGTTCACGGAAATATTACTATCTCTACTAATTACACTTTGGACAGTATTCCAAGGTCTACACAGATTTCTAGTTTTGAAGGAAATCGAAATCTAGGATCTTTACATACAATTATTTTCAATCGAAAAGTGAACTCTTTTACGCATCAAGTTTGGTACCGAGTTTTCGGTAGTGACTGGATAGATTTAGGTAAGAACCATACGACTAGCGTATCCTTTACGCCGTCGCTCGATTTAGCAAGGTACTTACCTAAATCAAGTTCCGGGACAATGGACATCTGTATTCGAACCTATAACGGAACTACTCAAATTGGTAGTGACGTCTATTCAAATGGATGGAAGTTCAATATCCCGGATTCAGTACGTCCTACTTTTTCGGGTATCTCTTTAGTGGACACAACTTCAGCGGTTCGACAGATTTTAACAGGGAATACCTTCCTCCAAATCATGTCGAATATTCAAGTCAATTTTAACAATGCTTCCGGCGCTTACGGATCTACTATCCAGGCATTTCACGCTGAACTCGTAGGTAAGAACCAAGCTATCAACGAGAACGGCGGCAAGTTGGGTATGATGAACTTCAATGGTTCGGCTACCGTAAGAGCATGGGTTACGGACACGCGAGGAAAACAATCGAACGTTCAAGATGTATCTATCAATGTTATAGAATACTATGGACCGTCTATCAATTTTTCCGTTCAACGTACTCGTCAAAATCCTGCCATTATCCAAGCTCTTCGAAATGCTAAGGTCGCACCTATAATGGTAGGAGGTACGCAGAAAAACATCATGCAAATTACCTTCTCCGTGGCACCTTTGAACACTACTAATTTCACGGAAGATAGAGGTTCAGCGTCAGGGACGTTCACTACTATCTCCCTACTCACTAACTCGTCCGCAAATTTAGCGGGTACCTACGGGCCGGATAAGTCTTACATAGTCAAGGCTAAAATCCAAGACCGGTTTACGTCTACTGAATTTAGTGCTACGGTAGCTACTGAATCAGTAGTGCTACACTATGACAAGGATGGACGCTTAGGAGTTGGTAAGATTGTAGAACAAGGAACACCTGGCTCTATTGACGCAAGAGGTAACATCTACGCAGGTGGAGATATCTTCGCTCGTGGACAACAAGTTCAACAGTATCGTCTTACTAACCCAGACGGAGCACTGAACGCTGGTCAGCATAACGACGTATGGAACAAACGTGCTACTGAATTTGGATGGCGAAGTAATAAGTACGAGGACAACCCTACGGGAACCCGAGGCGGGGAATGGGGACTATTTAGAAATTTCTGGCTAGATAGTTGGAAAATGGTTCAGTTCTTCACCACAATGTCCGGGAGAATGTTCCTACGCACGGCAAATGACGGAGATAGATGGAGACCTGGTAACTGGAAGGAGTTCTTGTTCAAACAAGACATGGAGAATTATAGCTGGCAAAAATTAGTTCTTCAAAACGGCTGGAACCACTATACAAACTATGGGGACGCCTTTTACACCAAGTCCATTGATGGAATCGTTTATCTAAAGGGTAATCTATGGAAGGGTTCAACCAGTTCCGAGACTACTATCGCAATGCTTCCCGAAGGATTTAGACCTCGAAGTTCAATGTATCTACAGGCGCTGAATAACGACTACGGAAATGCTATTTTAGGAGTATATCCAGATGGGCGCTTAGTGGTAAAATCTCAGGTAGATAATAAATGGTTAAATTTAGATAATGTAAGTTTTCGTATTTAATTTGAGCCGAAATCATGTTATAATAATGGATAGAAAGGAGGTGACTAAAGATGTTAGAACTTACAAAAACACGACAATTGGTAGCGGAGTTTTCAGTCGGTCAAGGAACTGAAAAGAAACTCGTTAAGACTACGATTATCAATATCGACGCCAACGCCGTTTCGCAAGTATCCGAGACTATGCATGATGCAGACCTTTACGCTGCGCATCGTAGAGAACTTCGAGTCGACGAACAAAAATTGCGTGAAACTCGGTACGCAATCGAAGATGAAATTTTAGCTGAACAGTCTAAGGCTGAAGAAGCTGGAGCCGCTGGATAAGGAGGGTTAGGATATGCCGGATTGGCTAACAGACACGGCCGTCCTAACGACGATTATTACAGCGTGTACAGGATTACTCACTTTCCTTGTCAATAAAATCTTCGAGTGGCACTCTAATAAAGCTAAGAGCGTATTAGAGGAAATTTCAAGTACACTAGGAGACCTAAAGGGACAGGTTGACGGGATCGACCGAAGGACAGTAGAAATCAATCACCAAAATGACGTCATACAAGACGGAACTAAAAAAATTCAACGTTACCGTCTGTATCACGACCTAAAAAGAGAGGTCATGCGAGGGTATACAACACTAGATCATTTTAGAGAACTATCTATTTTGTTCGAAAGTTATAAAAACCTTGGCGGAAATGGTGAAGTCGAAGCCTTGTTTGAAAAATACAAGGAATTACCAATTAGAGAGGAAGATACTGTAAATGAAGCTATCTAACGAACAATACGACGTAGCGAAGCGCACCGTCACTGTAGTAGTCCCAGCAGCGATTGCTTTGATTACTGGTTTAGGTGTCTTGTATAAATTTGATACAAGCGCTATCACTGGAACTATTGCTCTTGTGGCTACCTTCGCAGGTACTGTCCTTGGTGTTTCTAGTAAGAACTACCAAAAGGAACAGGAAGCCGCAGCTGAAAACGATCAGGAGGCCTAATGGGAGTAAATATTGATGAAGGTGTTGATTGGATGCAAGCCCGCAAGGGTCAAGTAACCTATAGCATGGACTATCGAAACGGTCCAGACTCTTATGACTGTTCAAGTTCGATCTACTACGCTCTAATGAGTGCAGGTGCCGTCTCAGCAGGCTGGGCGGTCAACACTGAATACGAGCACGGTTGGCTCGAAAAGAACAGTTATGAACTTATTAGTGAGAACCAACCTTGGGACGCTCAACGTGGAGATATCTTCATCTGGGGTCGTAAAGGGTATTCATCTGGCGCCGGCGGTCATACTGGTATGTTCATTGACAGTGATAATATCATTCACTGTAATTGGGCGTATGACGGGATCTCCGTAAATGACCACGATGAACGCTGGCTCGCTGCTGGTCGTCCTTACTACTACGTTTATCGTCTAACTGACGCAGGTAAGCAAGCCGCTGAACCTAAACGTGGTTGGCAAAAAGACGACACTGGCTTCTGGTATGTTCGTGCTAATGGAACTTATCCAAAAGGTCAGTTCGAATATATCGAAGACAATAAAGCATGGTTCTACTTCGATGATTTAGGATACATGCTAGCTGAAAAATGGTTACACCATACCGATGGAAATTGGTATTGGTTCGATAAGGACGGCTATATGGCTACGTCCTGGAAGCGAATCGGTGGTGCCTGGTACTTCTTTAATCGCGACGGATCCATGCAGACCGGCTGGATCAAGTATTACGATAATTGGTATTATTGTGATGCTACCAACGGTGACATGAAATCAAGTACGTTCGTTCCTTATAATGGCGGTTACTACATGCTATTAGAAGACGGACGCTTGGCGGATAAAGAGTCGTTCAAAGTGGAGCCTGACGGGCTTATCACTACTAAGCAAGGAGGACAAGATGCCGAAAGTAAGTGAAAACGCTGAAGGAAACTTCAAGCTATTGAATGGAGAAAAGATCTATCTCCAACGTAATGAGGAGGGCGAGTGTTACGCATTTTTGAACACTATTGGAACAGCATATCGAAATGGTACTTACGCAATCGGTCGTAAAATTGTAGAAGGTTTTCGACCTATGCACAATGTACTGATCTCGTGCGCAGTTTTGAAAAATAGTCAAATTTTGCCTAATACAAAACTTGACTTCATTATTTTAACTAGCGGTAATGTCTTAGTGAACGCAGTGAACATGCCTGCCGCAGGAACTAAGATCGAACTTGTAGGTCACACGACCTACCTTGTATCGCCAGAGGACTGGCATCTATAAAAAGAGAGGAGGAAGCTCTTTTCTAAATATTGTTTCTTCTTAATCTCGTAAGGTTCAGTCCTTGCGGGATTTTGTTTTTCACTCTATTTTTAGTCGATTGACAATTTCGTTCAATTTTCGTATACTATTATTGTTCATTGTTTATCTACTTTGTGATTCTTTAATTACAGAAAAATCTGGGTATGTCGGTACCTGGATTTTTTTTTGTAAAAAAAAAGTTCAACTTTTTCGAACAAAACGCTTGCATATTACCCGGTAATATGTTACAATAAAGAAAATAAAGAAATGGACAATGTCCTGGAGGTAAAGAAATGAAAGTAAATTTCAACGAACTTGTAAAAGGTACAATCCTTTTGAACAAACGCAACCGCAAAGAGTTTAAAGTAGTATCTTTAGACGAGAAGGAACAAAAGGTCGAACTATTGAACATTAGTAGTGAAGAGACTGTCAAAGTTTCAAAAGCTACCTTTGAACGTTGGTATTCTGTTCAATCCGTACCAGAAAAGGAAGAGCATAGGGAAGAACCTAAAGCAGAAGATAAACCTACTGCAGGTCCAAAGGTTTCAAAACGTACAAACCGCCGTCCTCGTCCTACTACTGTCGTAGTTGTAGAAGCTATTGACAAGAAGGACGATACCGAAGTTGTAGAGATTAAGGAAAAACGCAAGAACGCAAAGAGTGGGACACCTAAGTCCGACACGGTACTATCTTTGACAAAACAATTAGAAGACCGTATTGCGCATGACTTCCCTGCGTCTCGTCGTGGAGTGACTCAATCGTTCATTAAGTACGCTCATCAATACAACTTTGTGAAGATCTTCCAAACGAAGTCAAAAATCCGCATCAACGTCTTGTCACGTGCAATGCCGGAAGAAATGAAAGCACAACTCGACCGAATTGTTCCTGCGAAATATGGCTGGCCAATTGACGGATTCTTTACTATTAGACGGGAAGAAGACTTGGATACTGCGATGGAACTAATCGCATACTCAACGAAAGGAGCTAAGGGTTGATCGAACTGAAAATCGAAAAATCCCGGATGCACAAAAGAGGAAATAGTATTTACATTTCAATCCCAGATTTGAACGATAAGGAAGACGAGGAGCTACTAGGTACGCAGCTATCCTCCCTTCCTAAAATCAAAGAACGAGGCTATAATTATTTTGAAGTTCCTATTAGATACTTCCAAGATGTATTACACGCTTTGGAGTATTGGGATTTAGAAATTATCGGCGAAGTTCCAAAAGATGTTCAATCCTACATTGATAGTCGAAATCGAATTGTAGAGGCTACACCAG